CCGGAGGACAAGCCCGACGAGCTGCCGCGGGAGGATCCGCGGTGTCCAAACCACTGCTGCGACGCGGGGTTGTACTCCTACCGGGCGGCGTGGCACTATTTCCACGTCGAAGAGAAGCCGAAGCCGAAGATCGGGTCAGAAGAATGGCTCGCGGCGGAGGCGAAAAAGCTCGAGGACGAGGATTTGAACCAGAGCCCACCGAAAGACTGGTGGGACGTGACGGAGCACGCGGATTTCGATGAGTGATTTCAAGAAACTCGACGCTCTGATCGACCATCTTCGCGCGAAGGGCGTCACGGCGTTCAAGGGTCCGCTTCCCGACGGCGACGTGCCGGTCGAGTTGGTGCTTCTGCCGGTCGAACCGATGAAGGACGAGCCCGAACGGAAGAAGTCGGTGGAAGAGCGGCTCGAAGGAGCCCCGCGAGGTGCAGACGGCCTGACTGCTGAGCAGCAGGAAGAACTTTATGGGAGCGTCATCGACGCTCCGAAGGCCCGTCGATGACGATTGACCACACGAAGATGAAGAAGGGCAAGCCCCGCCGGCTCGACGCGAAGCAGGAAGCGCGCGAGGAGGCCGCGCGCGTCGGGCTCTGGTGGAAGTGCGACGGCTCGGAAGACCGCGCGAACGCCATGGTGAAGGCCGCCGACGCGCTGAAGGAGCAGCAGCGCGAGCGCTCGATGCTGAACCTGATGCACGCGCGCCTCTACGGCAACAACGACCTCTCGAGCTTCGGCGGGCGCACGTACACGTCGACGATGGTGCAGAACAGCCAGACGCGGATCGCGATCAACGTCGTCGCGAGCGCGATCGACACGCTTTCTTCGAAGATCGCGAAGTCACGCCCGCGCCCGAGCTGCCAGACGGCCGGCGGATCCTGGTCGATGCAACAGAAGGCCCAGCGGCTCAACTCGTTCCTCGAAGGCGTCTTCTACGAGGCGAAGATCTACACCGTCGCCGCGATGCAGTTCATCTGCGCGCTCGTCTTCGGGACCGGTGCGCTGAAGATCTTCCTGAACGACGAGAACCGCATCGAGATCGAGAACGTCTTCATCGACGACCTCTTCGTCGAGGACGTCGACGGTCGCAACGGCAAGCCCCGGCAGCTCTTCCAGCGGCACCTGATCTCGAAGGACGTCCTGATCGAGCAGTTCGGCGGGACGAAGGAGATCAACGAGGCGATCGAAGGCGCGACCGCGCCCGAAGACGCTTCGACCGAGGTCGGCTTCGACGACAAGATCGAGGTCTGGGAGGGCTGGCACCTCAAATCGGGGTCGAAGGCGAAGGACGGCAAGCACGTCATCGCGATCAAGGGCTGCGAGCTGCTGAGCGAGGACTGGGATCACCCGTTCTTCCCGTTCGCGTTCATGCGCTTCTCGAAGCGGATGCTCGGCTTCTGGGGCAAGGGCGTCGCCGAGGCCCTGACGGGCATCCAGGTGTCGATCAACCGCACGGTGAAGTCGATCGACGAGCAAATTCGCCGCAAGGGCAAGGGTCGTATCTTCGTGCAGAAGGGCTCGAAGGTGCTCCCGTCGCACCTGACGAACGGCATCGCCGACATCGTCGAGTACCTCGGGCTCCCTCCGCAGATCGACTCCTCGAACGCCGTCGCGACCGAGGAATTCATGTACCTGAAGGACCTGATTCAGCAGGCCTTCCAGGAAGTCGGGGTTTCGCAGCTCTCGGCCTCGATGAAGAAGCCGAGCGGCCTCGACGCGCAGGTCGCGATCCGCGAATTCACCGACATCGAGTCGGAGCGCTTCGCACTGCTCTCGCAGGACTGGGATCAGAACTTCCTGAACGTCGCGGAGATCGCGATCGCGCTCGTTCAGAAGGACATGGGCTCGGGCTACAAGGTCCGCCTCCCGAACAAGCGCTTCATCGTCGACATCGACTGGAAGGACATCGACATGAAGCGGGACGACTTCATCCTGCAGATGTTCCCGGTCAGCTCGCTGCCGGCGCACCCCGGCGCGCGCTACCAGAAGGTGAAGGAGATGTACCAGGACGGGGTCATCGACCTCGCGACGTTCAAGAAGCTGATGGACTTCCCCGATATCAAGGCGGAGTCCGATCTCGGCAACGCGGCGATGGACGACGTCGCCTGCGTCATCGGCTACATCCTCGACGAGGTGAAGCCGCGCTACGAGCCGCCCGACAAGTACCAGAACCTCGACCTGCTGATGTCGATGGCGCTCGCGTCGCTCCTCTACGCCAAGCACCACGGCGCCGAGGAAGAGCGGCTCGAGATGCTGCGGCGGATGATCGACGAGGCGAGCGCGATGCAGCTGGCTGCGAAGGCTGCGGCGGCCGCTCCCGCCCCCGGTGCAGCGCCGGCCGCGCCCGGAGCCCCCGCGCCCGCGGGCGGCCCGATGGGCGACATGACCCAGAACGTGAACGTGCCCGTACAACCCGCCGTCCCGCCGCTGATCGCGGCGTAGCCCCAAGGAGCCGCACCGAATGCCGATCGCAACGAAGACCACGACCCCCGCCCCGCCGTCCAACCCCGCCGCGATGCAGAACACCGCGGAGGAGGCGAAGGCCGCTGCGCTGAAGATGCTCGAAACGAGCGTCATCGACGACAGTACCGCTCCCGTCGAAGAGGGCGACAAGGAGCCGGTGAAGAAGGCCCCGCCCGTCGAGGAAGACCCCGACGCGCAGGTCGACGAGGAGCCGCAGGAAGAGAAGAAGCCCGACGACGAGCCGAAGGAGGAAGAGAAGCCCAAGGAGGAGAAGAAGGGGCTTCCCGATCCGCTGAAGAACAGCTTCGAGAAGCTCGCGCGCGAGAAGAAAGAGCTGCGTGCGCGCGAGGAGAAGCTCAAGGCGGCCGAAGGCCGGATGTCGAAGCTCGAGACGGTCGAGCGCCTCGCCGCGGCCAACGACGGCCTGGGCGTACTCGCGGCGCTGGGCGTGAAGTACAGCGGCTTCGTGAAGCAGCAGCTCGAGAAGGGCGCGGCGCCGGACGACGAGGATGACACGCCGCCCCCGGCGGACGATCAGCTCGCCGGCATCCGGGCCGAGCTGCAGCAGCTCCGCGAGGAGTCCCGCCAGCGGAAGCTGAAGGAAGGCGATCAAGTGCTCCGCGGCGCGGTGAACGACTTCGTCAAGACCGCGGCGGAGAAGTTCCCGAACATCGCGGGCGACCCCGACCTCGCGAAAGACGTCGTCGAAGAGATGATCCGCTTCACGAAGGAGACGGGGGCGCCTCCCGGCGACACGCTCGAGGAGAGCATCCAGATGGCGGCCGAGGCCGTCGAGGAGCGGGAAGAAAAGGCGCTGCAGAAGCGTCTGAAGCGGAGGGGCTTGACAGCCGCCCGCGCTGCGGGGGATGCTGGCCCCGCTGGTACGAAGAGCGCTGTTGAGCCGACCGCGAGCGAAGTGGTCAAGAAGTCGAAAACCCTTTCCACCTCGCACGCCACTGCGCCTCGCAGTGTCGGCTCCACCTCCGTCGACCCTGAGGATCTTCGCCGCCAAGCGGTCGAGATGCTCAAGAACCTCGACGAATAACCACAGGTCGCTCCCACGGGAGGGCCTGAAAAGGCTCTTCCCATGGCTGGCGTCACCACCACCAACACCGCAGCGATTCTCAAGACCCTCTGGCCGCAGAACCGGGTCGACGATCTCGTCTACAAGGATCACCCGCTCTACGCGATGATCCCGAAGCGCGAGGACTTCTACGGCGCGAACCTCGTGCTCGCGTTCCGGTACGCGGACTCGCAGGGCCGGTCGGCCAGCTTCACCAAGGCCCAGGCGAACGTCGGCAACTTCGCCTCGGCGAAGGTGACGCTGACCCGCGTCAAGGACTACCAGATCTGCCAGCTGGACTCCGAGGCGATCGAGGCGTCGGAGAACGACAAGGGCGCGCTGATCGCGGCGCTGGACACCGAACTGGAGTCGGGCTTCAGCAACATCTCCCGCTCGCTCGCGACCGCGCTGTACGGCACGGGCTCGGGCTCGATCGGCCGCGTCGGCTCGTTCACCACGACCGTCATCACGCTGAAGAACATCGACGACGTCGCGAAGTTCGAGGTCGGGATGAAGCTGACCGCCTCGGCGACGGACACGGGCGCGACCCGGAACAGCTCGGCGGCCACGCTGATCACGGGCGTCGATCGTGACCTCGGCACGCTGACCGCCGACACGACCCTGATCGCCGCGCTGGCGAACGACGACTACCTGCAGGTCGAAGGCGACGCGCAGAACGGCGGCACCGCGCTGAAGGTGACGGGCCTGCCCGGCTGGATCCCGCGCACCGCGCCGACCGCCACCGCGTTCTTCGGCCTCGACCGCACCCCGGACGTGACCCGTCTGGGCGGCATGCGGATCGACTGCTCGGGCCTGAACCCCGAAGAGGCGGCGGTCACCATCCTCTCGAAGCAGGCGCGCGAGGGCGGGCGGCCGACGCACATGTTCACCAACTACAAGGACTTCCGCGGCGTCGAGATCAGCATCGGCTCGAAGGTCGAGTACGAGATGGCCTCGGTCGGGAACATCGGCTTCACCGGGATCAAGATCATCGGGCCGAAGGGCGTCGCCACGATGTACGCGGACCAGGACTGCGACTCGGGCCTCTGCTACAGCCTCCAGATGGACACCTGGAAGCTGTTCTCGCTGAAGAAGGCGCCCCGCATCTTCGACCGCGACGGCAACAAGCTCTCCCGCGTGTACAACGCGGACTCGTGGGAGGCCCGCATCGGGTACTTCGCGCAGCTGGGCTGCACCGCGCCCGGCTACAACGCGAACGTCGTGATGCCGGCGTAGTTGCTGCTTCAAACCCCCGCCGGTCCCGCTCACAGAAGCGGCGGCGGGGGCCTACCGGATGCACTCTCGCTACCCGGTCCACGCAGCACCCCGAGGCAACCCATGGCCGCTCGCAATCTCGCCCCCCTTCGCTCGCTCGTCCGCGAGATGGTCCCCATCGTCGGCTCGTTCGCCCCGAACGGCGCATCGGCGCTCGACGCCACCTCGCGCAAGGGGCTCGGCTACACCGTCGCCCGCTCGAGCGCGGGCCTCTTCAAGATCACCCTGACCGACAAGTACGCAGACATCGTCTCCGCGGTCGCGTCGCTCCAGGCCCCCGCCGCGATCGACCTCGTCCCCCAGATCGGGTTGATCGTCGCCTCGACGCCGACCGTCGCGGCCTCGGTCGAGGTTCGGCTGCTCGTCGCCGCCGTCGCGACCGACCAGACCGCGAACGCCAACGCGCGCGTGAACTTCACCATCTGGGTGCGCAACAGCGCCGCGAAGCCCACCTACGGGTAAGGATCATCCATGGCCGCTGTGACGCTGACCCAGCTCCGCGCTCGCGCGCGCGAGCTGGCAGACATGGTGAACAGCCAGTTCATCACCGACACGGCCGATTCGCTCGACCAGTGGATCAACGAGGGCGCGCAGAAGCTCCACGACCTCTACGTCCAGGCGTACGGCGAGGACTACGTCGAGAAGTCGGCGACGCTGACCACGGTCGCCGGCCAGACCGACTACACGCTGCCCGCAGACTTCTACAAGCTCCTGGGTATCGAGCTTCCGATCGCCGGCAAGATGCGCACGCTGGTGCCCTTCAAACGCTCCGAGCGCAACGGCCTCACCACCGAGGTCAGCCTCTACTCGAGCCTCTCGCTCCCCCGCTACAAGCTCAGCAAGGGGGTCGTGCGCCTGCTGCCGGCGCCGGGCTCCGTCCTGGTCGGGAAGATCTGGTACTCGCCGCTGCTGCAGGTGACGAAGGCGGACACGTCCGTGATCAACCTGCTCGTCGACCCCGGCGACTCGATCAACTTCGAGAACGGCGCCGAGCGGTACGTGATCATGTACGCGGCGCGGAAGGCGAAGTTGAAGCAGGAAGACGACGTGCGCGACATCACCGCCGACCTCGAGGCCGAGGAGCAGAAGCTCCAGGTGCTCATCGAGGAGCGCAACGCCGCGGACCCGAAGTCGGCTGTGGACGTGGAGGCCACCGACCTCGACCCGTGGGAGGCGACCTGATGCCCTACAAGTTCGACAAGATCAAAAGCGGGGACGAGGCGCTCGACCGCGTCCAGATCAACATCGCGAAGGCGCTCGACCCCGTTCTCGGGTTGCAGATTCTCGACGGTCGGAAAGTCGACGTCGAGCTGACCGGGTCCGTGGCGATTGTCGCGCACGGCCTCGGCCGCGTGCCGAACGGCTGGATCCTGATGACGGTCGACAACGACACGCGCCTCTACGAAGATAAGGCCGCGTCACCCGATCGCTCGAAGCTCCTCGTGATGAAGTCATCGGCCGCGTCGGTCAACTTTTCTTTGTGGGTGTTCTAGTGGCTCTTCGCAAACAGAACTTCGACATCCGCTTCAACAAGGGCGTCGACACCGGGCACGACTCGAAGACGGTCATCCCGAGCAAGTTCTTGCGCCTCGAGAATCTCGAGTGGGACCGCACGAACTCGGTGCGCCAGCGGCCCGGCTACACGAAGCAGACCATCACGGCGCTTTCTCCGTCTCCGACGATCGTGAACGTGCGCCGGTTGCACGCTCTCGGCGAAGAGGTTCTGCTCGAGGCAGATACCGGGCTGCACGCCTTTCTCCAGAATCGCACGACCGCGCGCAACGGCGAGACGGGCTCAGTCCCGGGCTCCGGGCTGCAACGCACGTTCGAGCGCGCGCAGGTCGACTACCGCGACATCGCGGAGTCCCAGGAAGACATGCGCGAGGTTGACGCCGCCGTCGCCGATCCATCGCGCCTGGAGTGCTGGGTGTGGACGGAGCCGAAGCGAAACTCGACGGACAAGAGCGTTTTCTACCGGGTCATCGACTCGGTCACGCGAGCGGTCGTGCAGGACGGTCCCGTTCACGCGGTCGTGAACGACATCGCGCAGCGCCCGCGCGTCGTTGTGCGCAACAGCGCGGGCATCTCGAAGTTCTACATCTACTACATGGTCACCTCGGGCGGCACGACCGACCTGAAGATGAAGTCGCTCACCATCGCCTCCGGCGCGAAGGTGCCCGGCGCGCTCTCCGCGGCCACGTCGATGACCGCAGGCAACTCGCACGCAGACGCGATCTTCGACGCGCATTACGACAGCTCTTTCGACGCCGTCGTGATCGGGCTAAAGCTCGTGGGTACCGGAGCACTCGTGCTGAGCACGTACCTGGGCTCGGACGGAACGACCGGCGTGGCAACCAACAACGCAGGCGTGGCGAATTTGGCCGCCGTCTCAGTCACGCTCACCCGAAACGGAGTGACGGCGTACGCGCTCGCCGTGGTGCAGTACGGAACGAATTTCGTTTACGCCTACTCCTTCATCGCGGGCACGGGCGCGGCTCCGCTGACCACCACGCTTGCCACTCCGACGAGCCCGACGCGCGTCGCTGTTCTGCCCAGCCCGTTCACGGCCACCGACGCGCTCGTCTTCTTCGACTTCAATCCCTACGCCGCCAACGCGATTTTCCCGAACGACATCGGCTACACGCGCTGCGCGTACGACGGCTCCGACCCCAACACGGCGTCCACGTTCGCCAAAGGCGTCGTTCTCGCCGCTCGACCGATCGCGTACTACGGGACGGTCGGGGGCTCGGTGGATGTCTGCGTGCCCGCGGCGGTTCTTTCCGAGCTGCAGCCGACCGTGCTCATGTTCAAGTTCGGCGGCTCCGCGTTTCAGTTTGGCTTCAGCAACCCCGCCGACCACACGTCCCCTCGAGTGCTTGCACGGCTCTTCCCCGGCGAGTGCGGCCGGCTCAAGTCGCAATACGCCGCGTCCCTGCGAATGCCTACCTGTTTGGCGGTGTCATGACCCAGCCCCTTCAGACAACGCCGTATGTCCCGCCTCCGACGCTCTACCCGACGAGCGTGCAGCTTCCTTTTCTGAAGCTCGGAAAGTCGCGTGTCGAGAACGGCGTGAACGTCACGCCCTCGCGGCTGGCACTCGCGACGATCACGACCAAGGTCCCGCTGCCCTCGCTCGAGGCGCAGCGCGGGCTCTTCATGACGGGCGCCTGTCCGCACAGCTACGACGGCGTTCGCGTGCACGAGGCGGGTTTTCACCTCTACCCGGAAGGCGTTCGCGCCGTGGGGTCCACGACCGGCTCGGGGGCTCTGACGCTCGCCTCGGTCTACGGCATCGTGTTCGTCTACGAGTGGGAGGACGCGAAGGGGGTGCTCTGGCGCTCGGCGCCGTCGGTGCCCGTCAGCGCGACGCTGGCCGGCGCGAACAACGCGCTATCGTGCCGCGTGCCCCACCTGCGGATCACCGACAAGCAGGGCGCCTACCCCAACGGGGCCGAGCGGCGCGGCGCCGTGCGCATCATCGGCTACCGTACCAAGGCGAACGGCACGACCTACTACCGCGACAATCCGACGACGTCTTCCGAGCTGGAGAATAACCCTGGCGCGCTCGACGACGCGATCTGGATTTCCGAGACGGCCGACACGACGCTCGACGACAACGAGCCGCTCTTCACGACGGGCCGACCCGTGGGCATTGAGCCCGAGGCGTGGCCGTCGAGCACGATCGCGTGCATGCACCAACGTCGGATCTTCATGGTCAGCCAGGAAGAGACGAGCTTCGTGCAGTACACCGACGAGATCGACGAGCGCTTTCTCGCGCCCGAGACGGGGCAGCACTACCAGATCCCCGTCCCGCCCGAGGGCGGCTCGGTCGTCGGGCTCGCGTCGATGGATGGGAAGCTGATCATCTTCTGCCAGCGGCAGATCTACTTCATCTACGGAGAAGGGCCGAACAGGCTCGCGCAGCAGAACGGCTACTCGCTGCCCGAGAGCTGCTCGAAGACGCTCGGGATGATGGGCGGCGCGCACGAGTCGATCGCCGTCACGCCCGAAGGCATCTGGTTCCTGGCGTCGACGAACGGCCTGCGGCTGCTCACGCGAGGCATGCAGATCGCGCAGACCGAAGACGGCTTCTTCGGCATGGAGGCCGACGGCTTCTTCGACACCGACTACATCAACGTGCGCGCGCACAGCGTTCCGACGAAGTCGCAGGTGCGCTGGTACCTTTCGTCGTCCAACGTCGTCGTCGTGTGGGACTACGGCCGGCGTCAGTGGTCAAAGTTCGGCACACACACCTCGACGGGCGGGTCCGTTATCGCGCGCGGCGTGTTTTTCCACTCCGACGGAACCGATCTGTTCCAGAGCGACACGACGACCGGCGGCTCCGACGCCGTGACGTTCAGCGGCTCGAGCAACGCGGGCGCGATCACCATGATCGCAGAGACGGCGAACATCGCGGTCGGCGGTCTGCAGGGCTTCCAGCGCATCTACTCGATGATGCTTCTCGCCCAGAGCCTCGGCACCACCACGAACCTCACCATCGAGGTTGCCTACGACTACTCGGACACGTTCACCGAGACGGCCACCGCGGTCATCACCGGAGCCTCGAACCCGAAACAGATCGAGCACAAGCTCGGGAAGCAGCAGTGCGAGGCCGTGCGCTTCCGGTTCACGTGGCAGCAGGGGTCGAACCCCTTCGGAGGCGGGAACACGAACGAGCTGCTGCGCTTGACGGGAATGTCGCTCTCTGTTGGACTCAAGGGGCGCGCTTTCCCGCTGCCCTCCGCGAATCGCGCCTAGGAGACTCCCATGCCCGGCTGGAACGACCCCAACAATTCTCAGTACGCCCGCGGCGGGTACACGTTCGTCAACGGCGAGTGGGTCCGCAACGACGACGTCGCGCGCAACGCCTCCGGCTCGCAGTACGACTCGAACCACAACGCCGCGAACGCCCCCGGTCTGAACCCCGGCGAGGAAGTCGCGCGCGACATGGACCGCGCCGGCAAGTCGGCCGACCAGTTCGCCGGGCAGGCGAACCAGTGGTGGAACCAGAACCGCGACGAATTCATGGGGGCCTACAACCCCAACCAGCCGCAGGTGAACATGAACGCCGGCAACCTGCAGAGCGGCGTGAACGGCACCGCGCAGGCCGGCGTCGCGCAGGCCGCGGGCCCCAACGGGGCGATGCAGGGGCAGAGTCGCGACATGCAGCTGGCGCTCATGCAGCGCCTCCAGGATCAGGCCCAGGGCAAGGGGCCGAGCCTCGCCCAGATGCAGCTGCAGAAGGGCACCGACGCGAACATGTCCGCGGCGATGGCGCTCGGCCAGTCGCAGCGCGGCGCCGGGCAGGCCGGCATGCTGAAGGGCATCGCGACTCAGCAGGCGAACATCGGGCAGGGGATGGCGAACGACGCGGCGATGCTGCGCCTGCAGGAGCAGATGCAGGCCAACTCGATGCTGGGTCAGGGGCTCCAGGGCATGCGCGGGCAGGATCTCTCGTACGCCGGGATGGAGCAGCAGGGCTCGCAGTTCAACGCCGCCCAGCAGAACCAGGGCGCGCAGTTCAACGCCGGGCAGACCAACGCGCAGAACGTCGCGCGCCAGCAGGCCGCGATGGAAGCCGAGCGGCTGAAGCAGGAGACGCAACTCGCCTACGAAAGACTGCGCGCGCAGGCCGCGAAGGATCGCTCGCTGATGGGCGTGGTGGGCGGAGCTGCGGGCGCGATCGGGAGCATGTAACCGATGGCCAAGAACAAGAAGAACCTCGCGGAGCAGAAGCCGAGCGATGCCGAGTCGTACATGATGGTCGACATGGGCGGGAAGCAGCGCCGGGTCGATCGCCTCGACATGTCCGACGAGGAATGGAACACGACGAAGCAGACCGCGATCGACAAGGGCATCTTCAAGTTCGCCCACGACCGCGAAGCTGTCCAGACGAAGACGGAGCCGATGCAGGGCGAGTCGCAGGACCTTCTCGCGGAGAAGAAGGCCTCGACCCCCGCCGCGGAGCTGCCGAAGCGGGAGCCGTCGGAGAGCTTCCAGCCCGAGAAGCCGTCGAAGCCGATGGAGGAGAAGCTGAAGGAGCCGATCCAGATCAAGGTCGGCGACAGCACCTACACGGTCCCCGCCGACGAGGCGTCGAAGCTCGACCTGAAGAAGCTCACGGAGCAGAACAAGTCCGCGGGCGAGGGCACGGGCACGCTCGGCGGCAAGCTGCGCAGCGTCGCCGCGAAGCTGTTCGAGGGCGCGACGCCGTCCGATCAGGCGCAGAAGGACCGCGAGCTGGTCGACTCGATCCAGCTGCCCCCGAGTCCGAAGTCGTCGGGGACGTCGAAGATGCGCTCGATGATGTCGAAGGAGATGGCGGCCGACGCCTCGGTTCCGCCGGAGGCCGCGGTGCCCGCGCAGATCACGCCGTTCCCGTCCAAAGAAGCCCCTCCCCAGGCAGCCCCCACGCCGTTCCCGCTCAAGGAAGGCGCCGGGTTCCTCGACACGGTGTCGGCCGGCGTGAAGGACCTCCTTCGCCCCGACGCGAACGTGATGAACAACCCCGTCGACCCGGCCGCGCCTCCCGCGGCGGTTCCCGTCGATGCCGTCGATGCCGAGGGCCAGAAGATCAAGGCTCAGATGGACGCGGAGATGCTGAAGAACCGCGACAACCCGAAGTGGTGGGACTCCCGCCCGAAGGCCCCGGCCCCCGGCCAGACCCCGGCGCCGGCTCCGACCGGCTCGAGCAGCGCGAAAGTCTCGATGTCCTCGAAGGGGATCGCCGATCCCTCCATGCCGCCGCTGGTCGACCGCCGCGCCGAATTCGAGAAGAACGCCGCCGACCTCAACGCGATGAAGATGAAGAACGCCGAGGCGGACGCCGCCGGCATTCGTGCCGAGGCCGACGTGCTCCGCGAGGGTCTGCGCCAGCAGACGGACATGGAGCTGGAGCGCCGGATGGCGGACAACGTCTCGCGCGAGCACGTCCGCAAGGCACAAGAGGCGTACACGAAGACCGTCGAAGAGGCGAAGGCCCCGGAGAAGCTCGACCCCGATCGCTGGTGGAACAGCCGGAACACGGCGCAGAAGATCTTCGCCGTCATGTCGGCCGGGCTCACCCGCGGCGCGACGCTCGGCATGTTCCAGGACGCGATCAGCCGGGACATCCAGGCCCAGCAGCACGACATCTCGAACGCGCGCATCGCCAACCAACAGAAGGCGGAAGGTCAGCACAACGTCTACCAGATGGCTCGGCAGAACGGCCTCGACGAGCGCGCGGCGTACCTGACCGCCGAGGCGAACGCCTGGGACAACGTCGAGCGCTCCTCGAAGCTCGCGGCGATGTCGGCGAAGGCGCCCTCGGTGATCGCGGCGGCGCAGGAGCAGGCCGCGCTCGCGAACCAGCAGAAGATCGAGAAGCTCGCCGCACTCGACGGGCACCTCGAGACGCAGGCGATCGAGCGCAAGAAGCTCTTCCTCGAGAACCGCAAGCTCGACATCCTCGCGATGAAGAAGAGCGGTTCGGGCACGAAGCCCGGCAAAGCGCTCGAGCCCGGCATGAAGGAGAAGATCATCGCCGCCGAAGAAGGCGTGCAGGCCGTCGACCGCATGCTGAAGCTGCTCGGCCCGGAAAGCTCGATTCTGGGCGGCGTCGGCGACGAGATCGTCAAGCGCATCCCGAAGACCCAGGCCAACCGCAACGACAAGGCCGTCGAGCTGGAGAAGCGCTCGCTCGAGCGTGCGATCGACCAGTCGGCCGTTCAGAAAGCCGACGCGGAATACTACAAGGACAAGCTCGGCGGCGTCGGCATCGCGAACTGGACGCAGACCGACCTGAAGAACCTGCGCCGGAAGTTCGAGGAGTCGAAGAACGCAGCGATCGACGTCAACCGGCGCGCGGGCAGCAACGTCGCCGGCTTCGAAGAGGGTCAGAAGCCGGTCATGTCCGACGAGGACGCCTACGGCATTCTCACGGGTGAGGCGTTCTGATGGCGCCCCGGAAACTGGTGCGGCCCGACGGCAAGGTCGTCGAGGTCGCCGACGACAAGCTGCAGCCCGCGCTCAAGGCGGGCTACCGCTACACGACCGTCGCCGAGGACGAGAAGCTGGCCGACGCCGCCTCGCCGGGCATGGCCGGCGCTGCCGGCTTCCTGCGCGGGGTGACGGTCGGGCTCTCCGATCCCCTTCTCGTCGGCGCGGGCAAGCTCCTGGATCAGGCCTCGGGTACGTCCCCCGTCCGCTCGGTCCAGAACCAGCTGAAAGGACTCCAAGAAGCGAACCCCGCCGCATCGGTCACCGGAGACGTCGCCGGCAACGTCGCGGGCCTCGTCGCCGGCCCGGTGAAGGCCGTCGCGGGCGCGGGCGCTGCGGCTCGTACCGTCGCCCCGGGCGTGCGCGGCGCGCTCGCTGC